TCATGTTCTTCGAAAATGACCGGTTGTGCATCCGCCTATGGCTCGAAGCCCGGGAAAAACACACACACTCCGGTCTCGCCCGCGTCAAGGGATACGCCACGGAAGCCCTGCGGTGGTTGCTCGAGGATAAGATCGCAACTGCGGTCGATGTTGAAACTCTGATCGTGCGCACCGGGGTGCTCGGCATTTCCGCCGTTATTCACCGCCCGGCATCCGACCCGGTAAAATATCAATTTGATTACATCTGGCAGGCGCAGGAGGCGCGACGTTAATGGCCTTTCAACGCCCCACACTTCAGGAGCTTATCAACCGGATCCAGAGCGACCTTGCCTCACGCATGGCGCTGGGGAGCACGGCCCTTCGCCGGTCGCTGATCAACGTCTTCGCCCGGGTCTACGCCGGAGCGGCCCACATGCTCCACGGGCATCTGGAATTTATCAGCCGCCAGCAATTCCCCGACCAATCCGAGGCCGAATTCCTCGAGCGCCAAGGCGAGCTTTTTGGGATCAATCGCATCGCGGCCGCTTACGCTGGCGGCGACGTGACCTTTACCGGCACGAACGGCACGGTCATTCCCGAAGCCACGGTCCTGCAGCGCTCCGACGGGGCGCAATATTCGACCGATGCCGAGGGTACGATCGCAAGCGGCACGGCGACCGTCGCTGTGACAGCGCTGGTCGCGGGCGAGGACGGCAACGCAGATCTGGGGGTTTCGCTGACGCTGGTCAGCCCAATCACCGGCGTTCTGGCCGCCGCCACGGTCGCCACGGGCGGCCTTACAGACGGAACCGACGAAGAAACCGACGCATCCCTTCGCGCCCGGGTCATAAACCGCATGCAACAGCCGCCCCACGGCGGCGCTGATTTCGACTATGTCACATGGGCGAAAGAGGTTTCCGGCGTCACCCGCGCATGGGTATATCCGCAGGAGCTCGGCCTCGGCACGGTCACGGTTCGGTTCGTAACGGACGACACGCCAGGCGGCCCGATCCCGAGCGGCCCGAAGGTCACAGAAGTGCAGGCATACATCGACGCCGCCCGCCCGGTCACGGCCGACGTTACGGTGGCCGCCCCGGTGGCCGTGCCGCTGGATTTTGAAATCGAACTCGATCCAGATGCGGTCGCTATCCGAACGGCGGTCGAGGCGGAGCTCACCGACCTTCTGCGCCGCGAAGCCGAGCCCGGCGGCACCATCCTGATCAGCCATATCCGCGAGGCTATATCGGTGGCGGCCGGGGAATACGACCATACGCTGGTAAGCCCGGTGGCGAATGTCGATCACGCTACGGGCGAAATGGCGACGATGGGTGACGTTACATGGTCATGACCGGCCCAGAATATGCCCGGCAGCTTCGCCAGCTGCTACCCCCCGGGCTCGCTTGGAATTTAGACGAGGGCTCAAACCTCCGAAAATTCCTAGAAGGCATGGCCGACGAACTGAGCCGCGCCGACGGCCGTGCGGCTGATCTTCTGCGCGAGCTGGACCCGCGCACCACGGTCGAGCTTCTGACCGATTGGGAAACGGCACTCGGCCTTCCCGACGCCTGTGTGCCGGCCGGGCAAACAATCCAGCAACGCCGCAGCGCGGTCGTGGCCAAATACACCAGCCTCGGCGGCCAATCCCGCCAGTTTTACATCGACCTGGCCGCCGCGCTGGGTTACACGATCACGATCACGGAATTCCGCCCCTTCCGGGCGGGTATTTCCGTCGCGGGCGACCCGCTTACGAACGGCGATTGGATCTTCGCCTGGCAGGTGAACGCGCCGGAGACCACCATCTTTGAATTTAGAGCCGGGCAATCCACGGCCGGGGAGCCTCTGCGAAATTGGGGCAACGACGAACTTGAGTGTGCGATCTCGGCGGTCAAGCCTGCGCACACGGAAGTGCTGTTCGCATACGGGTGAGAATTGACGCACGGCGTCGTGCGTGTAACTATTGACCAGAAATCAGAGGGCTTAAAAATGTTTCGCATCGACACAGACACCGCCGCCGCCTCCCCTCCAACTCGCCCCGCCGCTGGCACCGAGAAGCACTTCACCGAAGGCGACCCCCAGACCGCCACCGCCGCGACCATTGTTCCGGCGTGGTGGCTAAATATGATCCAAAACGAGATCCGGAACGTCCTTGTGGCGGCCGGGGTTACGCCGGATAAAACCGACGATACGCAACTCGCCGATGCCATCGCCCTTCTGATCGACGCCGCCGTCGACGAAACGCCCGACGCCAGCACAACCGTCAAAGGCAAGGTCGAGCTGGCCACCAATGCCGAAACACAGGCCGGAACCGACGCCGTGCGGGCCGTCACGCCTGCGGGCCTGCGCTCTGCCACACGCGAGCGGCTGACCGGAAACCGATCCTATTACGTCGCCACCACCGGCAGCGACAGCGCCGACGGCCTTGCGATCGGCACCCCATTTTTGACGATCCAGAAAGCGATCGACACGATCTGGGCCAACCTTGATTTGGCGGGCTATACGGTCACGATCAACATAGCCGACGGCACATATACCGGCGCCACGATCTGCACGGGAAGGCTGGTCGGCGGTGGCGGCGTGATTTTAAGCGGCAACGCGGGCACTCCGGCAAACGTGCTGGTGAACGTAACCGCGAACAATTGCATCGCCGTCCGCGCCGGGGCAAAAATCAGCCTTCAAAATTTCAAGCTTCAAACGACGACCTCCGGCCATTGCATTTACTGCCAGGACGCGGGCTCTTACGTCGATTACACCAACATGAATTTTGGCGTCGCGGCTGGATCGGGCTATTCGCACATGTACGCGACGCAAGCGGGAACGGTCAAAGGCATCGGGAATTACACAATTTCCGGCGCGGCCGACTGGCATCACGAGGCGTCTTTCGGCGGATTTATCTTCTGCTCGAGCATAACCATCACGGTTAGCGGAACTCCGGCCTTCGGCATTGCGTTCGCAGAGGCGAGCAGTTTGGGAATGATCCGCGCAAGCGGCAACACCTATTCCGGCTCGGCGACAGGCAAGCGCTACAATGCGGTCTTGAATGGCGTGATTGATACGGTTTCCGGCGGGGCTTCATACTTCCCGGGCGGCACGAGCGGCACAACGGCAACGGGCGGGCAATATCAATAAACAGAAGCGGGTCTTAATAGGCTTGTGGAAAATCCCGCTTTTACCATACAATTTAAAGGAAACGTGCAATGGCGCGGTCTGGAAAGCAAAACAAGAGGCGCCCGACGATGCCCGATAATAGCGCAATTCTCGACAAGCTCGAAGAACACGGCGGCTTGCTCGCCTCACTGAAATCACAGGTCACAGAGCAGGGCAACGCTATCAGCGGGATCGCCGGTAAAGTCGAGCACATCGGAAGGCTCGAGGAGCGCATCGCCGCCGCCGCCGACCAATCGACCGAACGCTCCGGCCGCACGAACCGCGACATTGACTCGCTGTGGAGCGCACAACGCGCCGACGCCGCCCGGATTTCAGTCCTAGAAACCAAAAGCGCCGAAAGCACAGGCGCGGGCCGCGAAAAATGGAATGCCAATGACTCGCGCTGGGGGCAGGTCGAAACCACCATCACCCGTTTAGCCTGGCCGCTCGCGCTGGTAATCGTCGCTTATCTACTTAGAGAAGGAGTCTTTTAATGACCAAAGTTTCCAAACAGCCGGTGCGCTCGATCGCCGGGATCCCATTCCCCCGCCTTCCGAGCTGGATCATCGCCAGCGTGATCCTGATCGCCATTCTTTTCTTTGCCGCGCCGCAAAACCTGCCCGTCGTGGTTTATAAAATGACGCTGGTGAGCCTTGCGGTGGTGCTGGGCTTCTGGGCCGACGTCGGCCTTTTCCCATACGCCCGCCCGGGCGACCTCAAAGGCGAAGGGATTATTTACGCCGCAGCCATGATCCGCCGGGCGCTTGTCGTTCTGGCGGTCGTTATTGGCGTCACGCTCGGGCTGTGATCATGCCGGGCTTAATCCGGCTGGCACTCCTCATTCTTTTTCTGACCGGCGCGGCCGCTGGTCCGGCGTTTGGAGCGCCGCCGAAAGAGGCCCAAAAATACGAGCGCGAGCTTATCCGCACGGCCCGCTATGTCTGGGGCATGGACGCGCCGATCAGGGTTATGGCCGCGCAGATCCATCAGGAGTCGCGCTGGATCGCCACTGCAAAAAGCCCCTTCGCCGAGGGGCTCGCGCAATTCACCCCCGACACGGCCATCTGGATCTCGGGCGTTTATCCTGACGAGCTCGGCCAGTCCGACCCTTACAACCCCTCATGGGCCCTGCGGGCGCTTGCCCGCTACGACCTGTGGATCTATCAGCGCATCGCCGCCGCCACGCCCTGCGAGCGCTGGGCCTTCACGCTGGCGGCCTATAACGGCGGCCTCGGGTGGATTTCAAAAGACAAGGCGCTGGCAAAGGGCGCGGGGGCAGACCCCATGCGCTGGTGGGGCTCGGTCGAGAAATACACCCGCCGGGCCGCATGGGCCAAAAAAGAGAACCGGGATTACCCCTATAAAATCCTGATCGTGCATCAGCCCATTTACATGGCATGGGGCCCGGGCATAGACTGTTCGTATGTCCGTCGTCGGTGATTTCTTTAAATTGAACCCTCTGGTCTGGAAAGTCGGCCTCGGCATTGCGCTGGCCGCTGCGGTCCTGATCGGTGTTCAGCAATTCAAAATCTACGGCCTGCGCCAGACGGTATCCGACCGCGACGTCACGATCGCGCAAGGGGCGCAAAAACTCACCGACATGACCGCCGACCGGGATAAGCTCAAGCTCAAGATCGACGAGCAGAACCGCGCCATTGCCCGCCTTCAAACAGACTCGCAACACGCCGCCACCGACGCCGAAAACAACGCGCTCAAGACCGCGCTGGACGGCCAGGCATCCCGCCAGGCGGTGGCCAATCTTCCCGGCACAGGACCGGAGGTGCAAAACAAATGGCTCGCTCAAGAATTTCAATAATGGTTTTGGCCGTGCTGGCGCTGGCCGCCTGCGCTGGCGAGCCGCAGACCCGCACCGAAACCGTCGAGGTCAAGGTGCCGATCGCGGTGGCCCGCAAGGCTCCGTCGTGGCTACTTTCGCCGGTAAAAACCGAGATCCCGACCTTCGTCGCCAAGACCGACCCGGCCGCCAGCTCGGCGCTGACGCCCGAGGGCGAGCGCAAATTCCGCCTCCTGATCCACGATTTGAAGGGCCGCATTTCGCAATGGGAAGCGTGGGCGCAAACCCCATGAAAAAGCCCCTTTGCACCCTTTTTGAAAAGCAGGCGCAGGCACCGCGCAAGCGTCGCCGCGCTCTTAAAATCACGATCCAGAACGAGCTCGCCCGGCCTTGGCCGAAGCGGCTGACGCCCGCACAACTCTGGCGCGTCACGCAGGCCGCCCACGCCCACGGTTTCCACGCCCGATAAAAAGCCACTGGACGAATGGCTCGCTACCTATCAGAATTAGCGGGACCATACATCCCTTGAAAGGAACGCCCCATGACCGTCCAACTCAGCGTCGCCGTCCGCAACGCCATGCTCGATGCGATCGAAACCGCGATCGGCACCTCCGCCATCATGAAAATTCGCACCGGCGCACAGCCCGCCGATTGCGCAACAGCCGACGCGGGCACCGTGCTGGCGACCCTTAACCTGCCTTCCGACTGGTTGGCCGCAGCTTCGGCCGGCGCAAAAGCAAAAAGCGGGACGTGGGAAGATACATCGGCAGACTCCACCGGCACCGCCGCGCACTTCCGGGTCTATGCGAGCGATGGCACGACCTGCCATCTTCAAGGCTCGGTCACGGCCACCGGCGGCGGCGGCGACCTTACGCTGCAGAACGTGTCGATCGCTTCGAGCCAAGCCATCACGATCACCAGCTTCTCGCTCACCGCTGGCAACGCTTAGGGCGGATTTCCCGCCCCTTAATGGGGGGAAACCGTGACCGTAACTGTTAATCTCGCCACCTTCGACGGCGTAAACGACTACCTTCTGCGTGGCGCGGATTTAACCAGCAACGCAAACAGCAAACTTTTTTTGTTTTCGTTCTGGGTAAAGCCGACCAGCACGGGCGCACAGCAAAATATTTACGCAAGTTTTACCGGCTTTGCCTTTCTGGCGATGCACTCGGACGGCCGCTTTCGCGTCGATGTTGCGAACACGGGCGGCACCGTCATCGGCCGCATGTTTAGCGACATATCCATCGACGACGGCGCCAAGCACCACGTCATGGGCGGCTTCGATCTGGCAAACGCCGCGGACGAGCTCTGGATCGACGGCGCCGATCACAAATCAGCCTCGAGCCACGTCAACACCAATGACACGATTGATTTCACCACCACAAACCACGCGATCGGAAGCTCGACCGGCGGCACCGCAAAACTGAACGCCGGGCTCGGCCAGGTCTGGATTGGGCCGGGGCAATATCTCGACTTAAGCAATTCATCGAACCGTCTTAAATTCTACGACAACGGCCCGGTGGATCTCGGAGCGGCGGGCGCGACGCCGACCGGAACTGCGCCCCGGATCTATCTCGGGAACGCCTATGGCAGCTTTCAAACCAACCTTGGCACCGGCGGAAATTTCACCGTAACGGGCGCACTGACAGACGGCGGCGCGATCTATAGCCCAATCAGCGGCAGCGCCGCGATCACCCTTGGGGCGGCCACCACGACGGCCGCCGCCTCGGTCGGCATCGCGGGCGCGAGCGCGAACACGCTGGCAGGCGTAACCGAAACCGGCGCCGTCTCGGTCGGCATCGCCGGAGCCTTCGCTAAAACGCTGGCCGCATCAACGTCGACGGCCGCCGCCTCGGTCGGCATCGCGGGCGCATGCACCCCCACGCTGGCCGCCGCTTTCACGACCGCCGCCGGTACGATTTCAATCACGGGGGCAGGCGCGGTCACACTCGCGGGCGTTTCGACTTCTGGTGCTGGCGCGGTGGCCATCACCGGGGCCATCGCTAAAACGCTGGACGCGACGACAACCACTGGCGCGGGCACAATATCGATTACGGGCGCAGGCGCGATCACGCTCGGCGGCACGACGGCCTCAGCTGCAGGTTCGGTCGGCATCGCGGCCGCTGGCGCGATTTCCCTCGGGGCAGTAACACAGACGGCCGCAGGCGCGGTGGCGATCGCAGGCGCCGGGGCTCCGACGCTGGGGAATGCCACATGCTCGGGCGTCATTCTGGCCACCACAAATGGCGCGGCCGCGATCACGCTGGCAGGGGCCACGGTTTCGGCCGCCGCATCGGTCGGCATCGCGGGCGCGAGCGCGGTTTCTCTCGGCGCGGTGCTCGGCTCCGGCGCTGGACAACTCCCGATCACCGGCGGGCAATCCGGTCAACTGGCCGACACAGCCTTATCGGCCGCAGGCGCGGTGGCGATCGCAGGCGCAGCGGCTCCGACGCTGGGGGATGCCTCGAGCACCGGGGCAGGCACCATCGCCATTGCCGCCGCCGCCCCGATCGCGCTGGCGGGCCTTACGACCACGGCCGCAGGTTCGGTCGGCATCGCCGCCGCCGGGTCCATCACGCTCGGCGTGGTTGCTATATCGGCGGAAGCCGACGTCGACCTTGATGCGGCCGGCGCGATTTCGCTCGACGGGATTACGGCGGCGGCAACGGGCAACGCGGGCACTTCGGGGGTGGCCGCGCCGGTCCTCGCCGATTTCACCTCGACCGGCGATGGCACGGTCGCTATTGCTGGCGCAGGGGCTCCGACGCTGGCCGCTACGGCCACAACGGGCGAGGGAGCCATCCCTGTGCTCGCCGAGGGCGCTTTGCAACTGGCAGGGGCAGGCACGACCGGCACGGGCTCTCTCGCGCTGGCGGGAGCCTCTGCGGTCACGCTGGCGGGTATATCGAGCGAAGGGGCAGGCGAAGCCGGGGCAAAGGGCACGGCCGCGATCACGCTGGCCTCGATCGCGTCCTCAGGCGCGGGCGAAATCGACATTGATGCCACGGCGAACCTTGGCCTTGCCGCCACGGCTATATCGGCCGCCGGGCAACTGACCATTCAGGCCGCCTCGATCAATCTGAGGCTGGCGAATATCAGCACCGCCTCGGCCAGTCAGCAACCCATGTCCGGATCCGGGGCGCTGGTCCTTGGAGATGTAACCGGCGCGGGCGGGGTGCGCATCAATGCGGGCCCGCCAGGCTACGATCTGGACGCGGTCGCCGCCGGGTATGATTTGACGGGCGTAAAAAGCCCGGGCTACGATTTACAAAGCGTGTATGATAACCCGGTGGAAATCAGAATGACGGTCTGGCGATGACGATCGATCAACAAAATCTTAAAATGGTCAAAGGCACCAGCCTCCCGCTGCGCTTTACGATCAAGGACAGCTCAGGCGCGGCCGTGAATATCTCCGGCGCGACCATCAAATATCAGGTCCGCAAGACCGAAGACGCCGATGCGATCGTGACGAAAACGCTGGCCGACGGCATCACAATTACGGACGGGGCGCTGGGGAAATTCACGGTGCTTATTTCGCCCGGAGATACGGACGACGTGGTGGCCGATACCTATTTCCACGAGGCGTTCGTGACCTTAGGCGACGGCACGGTTTTCTCGGCCCGCAATAGCGCGGTCGCTCCGAACCGGCTCATTATCCAGCCCGGGTTCGTTCAAGCCTGAGGCGGGTTTTTATAGACCCCAAACCACGGCCTCTTTTCGACCTGCGCTTCGCCTATATCGTGGCGTGGCGCGAACATTTGGCAGGGCGGGTTCTCAAATACAATTTGCACCTCGGCACCTATATCGGTGAGGCAAAAGCCTATGTGACCGGCTAAGGCTTCGCGCCCTATATCCGCGAGGCGAGAACGCGCCAAACCAAGCAATTCGGCGGCATCTAACAGGGCTTCTCGTTCTAAAATATCCATAACGACCTCTCTTTCTGGACGACACGCTCCTCCAATCGGCGCGAAGTGTCCACAGATTTGTTTGCCAGTATGCCGTCAAGCGGCTTGACGGGGCTCCGGCAATCTGCGAACCCTGAAACATGACAAAAGAAAAGCCCTTCGACCCCCAGATCAAGCGCCTCCGGGCACAGCTTGAGACCCTCAAAAAGAAACAGGCCCGCATGCTCAGATGGGCGGCCAGGCTCTCGCGCATACGCCGCGCCGACCCGGAAAACGGCACCCTGCGCGAGCTCGCCCGGCGCAGCGGCCAAGACGAGGCCAGCCTTAACCGCTGGATCCACGGAGCCCGCGCCCCCGAAGAATTCACGATGGAACGAATCGATCGGGCGCTGGACGCGTGGGAGGCCGAGGTTTTGCCTGTGCATAACTCTGAGGAAAAACCCCGGGAAAAGCCTGAGGACGAAATTGTGCATGAAACGATACGTTTATGAAAACACAGGGTGTCGCACAGCTTTTGCACAGGGCGTATTCGGCGGACGGCCGGAGAGTCGATGGCCGGTTTTGAAGGTTATCCACAGGCACAACAACAACAATAAGTAATTAATAATAAAGAACTATTAGTGTTAGAGGGCTTGCAATTCGGCCCGCTTTTGACGAAACCAGAGAAGGGCCAGCGAGGGAAAAAATGTACCAACCGGAATTAACCACCGAAATCATCGTCGACAATTTTGCAGGAGCCGGGGGAGCTTCAACCGGCATCGAGGCGGGCCTGCACCAGCCGGTGTCGATCGCGATCAACCACGACCCCG